GCGACGTGTTGACGCACTACAAACCACACCGCGACAAGGCGAACTTACAAATTCAGAGAGAGATTGCAGAAGCAATAGAAGAAAAAGCACAACAAATAAAAGAAAATGAAATGGCGGTGAACGACGACAGCTGGAGAAGAATGTTAGATGAAGACGTGCAGAGCTTCAAACAAGGCAAATACACGACGTTAGAATTGCGCGGAGTGTCAATGATGCGGTGGTTAGAAGAAAGTAAACGTATAACGGCTGAAACATTCACAGACGACGAATATAATTTTTGCAAAGCGAAGGCACGAAAGACAGTCTTCAACGAACAGCAATTGAGCAAAGGAATGGTTGAACGAATGAGTGACCGCAAAAGACAGCTATTGAAAGAAGCAATTCAGTTTGAAGGCTTTCGTGAATTATACAAACTTTATTTGAGTAAGCAATGATAATAGGATGGTTTAGTTGTGGTGTTACTTCGGCTGTTGCTTGTAAGTTAGCCATTGAAGAATATGGAAAAGAAAATGTACGCTTATTTTACATTGAAATAGATAGCGCTCACGAAGACAACGAACGCTTTATAACGGATTGTGAAAAATGGTTGGGTGTTAAAGTAGAACGCAGACGTTGTAAAAAATATAAAGACCAATTTGAAGTTGTTGAAATAGCAAAATTTGTTAATTCTCCAACAGGCGCAATGTGTACGAAAGTTTTAAAAAAAGATGTTCGCAAAGCAATTGAAAAAGAATTTGAATACGAAGGACAAATCTTCGGTTTTGAATACGACAAAAAAGAAATCAATCGAGCAATTCGATTCGCACAACAATACCCCCAAGCGAAACCACTAACTCCATTGATTGACCGTAAAATGACAAAACAGCAATGTGCTGAATTGCTTTTATTCAATGGAATTAAGTTGCCTAAAATGTACGAATTAGGTTTTCACAACAACAATTGTATTGGTTGTATTAAAGGTGGTAAAGGTTATTGGAATCATATACGCAAACACTTTCCTCAACATTTTGAAAGAATGGCAAAAGCAGAAAGAATAGCAGGTCATTCGTGCATTAAAGAAAAGTTCCTTGATGAATTAAAACCAAATGAAGGAAAGCACGAACCACCTATTGTTCCAGATTGTGGAACATTCTGCGAGATAGAATTTGCAGATATAATAGACGCGAATACTGAAAAAGTTTTTGCTGGATATACAACATTTAAACAACTGAATTTATTTTGAAACCATATAAACCCGAATACCTGCCGCGTCAAATTGAAGCGTTGAACTACTTAGCGACGGATTGTGAAGTTGAGCAATTGTTATACGGTGGCGCGGCAGGCGGTGGAAAGACTAAGTTCGGTTGTATGTGGCAGATACAACGTCGTTTGAAGTATGCTGGAACACGTTCGCTTATTGGACGTTCTAAATTAGACACGCTGAAAAAGACGACACTCAATACGTTCTTTGAAACAGCGCGTGAGTTTGGATTGGTTGCAGATAAACACTACACCTACAACGGACAAACGAATGTAATTAAGTTCTTCAATGGAAGTGAAATTGTATTGAAAGACCTGTTCGCTTATCCTTCAAATCCGAACTTCGATTCACTTGGATCGTTGGAAATTACCGACTACTTCATTGACGAAGTCGCAGAAGTAACAGAGAAAGCGGTTAACATTGTTCATTCCCGTTGTCGTTATAAGTTGAACGAGTTCGGTCTTATTCCGAAAGGTTTTCTTTCTTGCAATCCTTCGAAAGGTTGGTTGTATAATGAATTTTATATCAAAGCGAACCGAAGCGAACTACCTTCACACCGTGCTTTTGTTCAGGCGTTACCACAAGACAACCCCTTCCTTCCTGTTGCTTACATTGAATCTCTTAGACGCCTTCCAGAATATGACCGAAAACGTCTTTTAGAAGGCAATTGGGAGTTTGACGACGACAGCGACAAACTATTTAACACAGAGAACCTACTTCGAATGTTCCGCAACGAAGTAATTAATGAAGGCAAGAAGTATATCACAGCCGACATTGCGCGTTTCGGGAAGGACAGAACGATTATAATTGTTTGGGAAGGTCTTACTATCATCGACATAATTGAACTCAATCGTGCAGCCATTGACGAAGTCGTGAACAAGATTCGCGTTGTAATGAAAGAACACTCAATTCTTCTGCAAAATGTTATTGCAGATGAAGACGGAATCGGAGCGGGTGCGGTTGATTACCTTAAATGCGTTGGCTTTCAAAATGGATCAAAACCCAAACACCCACAATACCAAAATTTAAAGAGTGAATGTTACTACAAACTCGCTCAATACGTTGAAGAAAACAAGGTCACTATTCTTTCAAGTACGCGCAAAGAACAAATCGTGCGTGAATTAGAAATGATTAAACGACACCGCGCAGACGTTGACGGAAAGTTGCAGGTAACCCCAAAGGACGTTATTAAGAACCGCGAAGGTATTTCACCTGACGTTGCCGACGCTATAATGATGCGAATGTACTTCGAACTCAATCCAAGTTATGGACAATATGTTGTAGGTTAGAATTATTTAGCATACATTTACAATATGGATAAGAAACAAAAGGCGCAAGAATTATTTGACAAATACTTTTTATTGACTGCTCACGCAATGGATGAGAAATATGGTTGGGTTGCAGTAGCATTAAATAAAAGTTTAGCGAAACAATGTGCTTTAATAGCAGTAGATGAGATAATTAATAGTGTAGATAATGAACACGTTTCTGATATATTTAATGATTATTGGGAAGAAGTTAAACAAGAAATTGAAAAACTATGAAAAACACACCACTATACGAGTCTTTAAAAATGACTTACGAACGCGAACGCGAAATTGTTAATTCTCTTGCGAACTACTTCCAACAGGGAAAGATTCTCGGAGATATTCTCCTTGAACTTTCACAACGAAAGGACTTGAACGCGAAAGAGAAAATCTATTTAGCGCTTATGATAGGTTCAATGATGTCGAAGCCAGATGCAGAAAAGTAATCTACTCACGCAAGTCATTGCTGAATTAGAAGCGCGAGAAGCGAAGGGAATGGAGACTTACGGAACAACGTTAGACCGACAAGACTTAACGCGTTCAGAATGGCTACAACACGCTTACGAGGAAGCCTTAGACCTTGCGTTGTATTTGAAGAAACTTAAAATTGAAGAAGATGGTTTATAAACTAATTTTTAGAAGAAATGATTTAATGACACACTACCAACGTTATAAATCAAAAACAAAAGCGAAAAATATATTGAAAGATTACGCTGAAAAATTTGGATTGTGTTGTCGTTGCGATGGCTATTATGTTTTTACAAACGAATGCCCACCTATTATTTCAATTGAAATTGTTGAAGAAACTTAAAATTGAAGAATATGCCAGAAAGCAAAACTAAAAAAGGAATTTGTGTCTACTTACACAAAGACCTTTGGAACGAGATAGACGAAAAGAGAGGCGAGAATAGTCGCAACACTTTTTTAAGTGAAGCCATTGAATTCTCTTTGAAGTTCTACGTTCCCGAATCTAAAGTAAAATTGAAAGAACAAAAGTAGAAAGAGCAGCGACAGACGTTGTAAAGATTAAAGCGTGGTTTCTGCGCTTTTTTTGTTTGTCTAACTTTTTGTTTTCAGCAGTTAGAGTGTTAATTTCTTCGGTCAATATGTCTTCCTTCTGTTCATAAGCACCGATTGTTTCTTGCAAGTTGTCAATTTTTTCTCCTTCAATGTTTAATTGTTCTTTGAGATTGTTAATTACAAGTGAATCGGAAGCAATAACACTGTCGCAGGAGTTCACCAAACGGAGAACATCAACGCTAACAATAGTATCTCGAATAATAACAGCAGAACGAGTTCTTTGATAGGTGGTTTTGTATTTAGATTGAGCATCTTCATAGGTTCGAAGTTGTTTATATAGTTCTATTTGTTCTTGGAGCAGACGATCATACTCACCAGCGTTGTAGTTGATAACGCTGTCTTGTTTTTGTACTTTAACGTGAACGTCTTTTGACTTATCGCGTCCCCACCAATTCCAACAAATGACCGTCCAAATCAAAGTCGTTCCCAAAACGAGCAGGACTGCAAATAATAAATTCTTTCTCATAATATTTTTCCTTCGTGTATTCTGTAATTTTTAACGCTGAATGAACCATTCGTTCCTTTGTCAACAATGGCAAATCCGTGATTATAGCGGGAATAGGGGTTGTAATCGGGCGAAAGTTCACTCAAACAAGCGACACCCCAACAAGTAATAAACTTTCCATTCGCGTCGCGCTCGCTATGTTCAGCAGTCTGGTGATGATGTCCGCACAAAGAAGAAACCTTCGTCTTCATAAACAACCCACGCGCTACATTGACAGACGGAAGGAATTGCTTTCCAAATTCGTGTCCGTGAAAGATTGAAAGTTTACCGATGTTTAACTTGCTCTTTCCGTCAATCCATTTAACGTCGTGCTTGTCGCAATGGGTTAGTGTTGGAAAGTCGAAAGCGTCAATGTCGAATAGTTCTGGAGCTTTAATGCGCATATAACGCCAATATCTTTCTTCGTGGTTTCCTTCTTTGTAATATATCTGAGCGTTTGGAAAGGTGTTTCTTAATGACGCAAGGAATTGACGAATAGAATATAGTTCGTCTTTGAATTTTCTCTTGCGTGGATCTTTGACAAAGTCGGAAATCATATGACAATCCAACGCGTCACCATTTAAAATGATTGCGTCACAGCCCTGTTTTAATCCTTCAGAAATAGCGCACTCCAACGCTTCGTTGTCTTGGTATGGAAGGTGAATATCTGAAAGGATTAAGAACTTGTTTCCCTTCAATTCAACGTGGCGACGTTTCTTTGAATAAGACTTTGGAAGTGCGTAAGGGTTGGAAGGTCGAGGTGCTGTGTCAATCAATTCTTTTTGAGTATTAAATTTACGACTTTTTGCGCCCATTTTACCACGAACACGACGAACGAAATTTCGTGCAGATTCTTGCGAATCAAATGCTTCTGGATATTCGTTGAATAGTTTGGTCGCTAAAGAATGAGAAGGAGCGTCGGGAAATTTACTACAAATCTCCGCTGCTATCTTGCGCGCTTCCGTTTGTTTCGCCATTTGATTTTTGTTTTGTGAATCGTTCAATTACTGTTCCACCAAACAAACCACCTGTAAGCAAAGCGAGTGTGTCAAACATCGCAATCGGACAAACGTAGTAAGAAAATGTTGCAACGTAACTTAAAACGATTAAGTTAATTGTAACAAATATAGCAATAATTCGTTTCGAACTAACTTTCGAACAATTACTTAACAAACTTTTCAACCATTCTTTCATTTGTTCTGTCTTAATTCGTCGTTTAACTTTTCTAATCTTTCAATCAATCTTTGCTTTTCTGCGCGGTCTGCTTGCCAGTATTTGAAAATAATATAACCCATACCAATGCAGATTACACCTAAAGCACCATATTGAATGAGTTCTTTGATGTAGTCATTCATAACATCTTCAAAATAAGTTGAACGATTAAACCACCAACAACACCAGCAGTAGTTGCAATACCGCTTAATTTAGCTACTTGCAATCGTTGGTTCTGAATGTATTTATCGTGCTTCTGAACCTTGTCGACAAGACCTTCAATCTTCATTTGATCGTCGCCAATCAAAACGTGATAGATGCGGTCAATCTTCTTGTTCATATCTTGAAGTTCCTCGTGTATCAATGCAATCTCGTTTTCTGTGTTCATTTGAAATAAAGTTGAATTTCTGCTTCGCGTCTTTTTACCAAACCTGCAAGAACCTTTCCACCACCTTTGTTCCACAAACGAAAAGAATCAGCAATCGTTGGATCATTAGGGTTGATGTTTAACTTTTTGAAGACGGAAGACTTTTTGAAACCACCTTGTCCGATGTTGTACGCAAGTGAAACACACGCGCTGAATTGATTGTCATTCAAAGGTTGTTTGATGAATGGCGCAATGGTTACAGCGAATTGGTCAATAATAAACTTCGCTAATTCCTCAGCACGTTGTTGAGTTATCACGTCGCCTTCCTTCACCTTCATTCCATTCTCGTAGAAAGTATTTCCATATCCTATCGTCCAAATGTTTGCAGGGCATTTGTAAGCCTTCAAACGACAACCTTCAAAACGCTTAATCAGAGCGTAACCTTCCTCGTTAACTTTCATTGCTCAGTTTCTTTATTTGTTTTTCTTTCTTTGCGAGATACTTACGAAACTTTTCTTCGTAAATCTTCTGCATCGTTAAGTCTTTTTTCCGTCCCCTTTTTGCCATATAATTATTTTAACCAACCTAAACCTTGACGACGATATTGGTACACATACTTGTCGCGTCCGTCGCTAATCTCAAAAGCGTTGGATGGATAGACATTTGTTTGTGAATAGATTTGATTGTTTGTGTTTGTCAAATACTCTGGAAAGTCTGAGCTGTTGTTGCACAAATAGTCAACCATTCTTTGAGTGTAGAACATAGCCTTCGAACGCGATTGGTCGCGGTAGTTCTGTAAATCACTTTGTGCAATTGGTTGAGTGTCTTCGCTTGTTCTAATCACAAGACTTCCGTTATCCGTTTTAACGTACAAATGAGGCAACATTTCATACAATGCCCACCACATAATCATTCGACGCAAATACTTGTCCAAAAGCGTCTCATATGCGCCTGTAATATCGTCGTTCACAACGTCTTCTTTTATCTTTTCGTAAAGGTCAGTTCCCAAATACAACTGTGCGTATTCGTCTTGCGCAAGATATATTGCAGGGTACATTAACAACGGATCAACAGAGCCGTTTATCCAAGTGTATTTTTTGATATAGTTTTCGTCAATGAGTAGAACTTCGGGTGATAGTGCCATAATGTTTTTTATTTATATTTTAATGATGCTCTGTTCGGCATATCGTTCGGTCTTACCGCTTCTTCGCCTTTTGGAAATAGTTCGTTTGCTACTTTTCCTGTTACAACAGTATCGTTTTTCAATCCATCGTTAGGTAAGAACTTTCCGTCTTTTCTTTTACGGAAAAATACCTTTCTAAACCACGCGTGGCGACAATAGACACCGCCTTTGTACGTCCAAATTGAGTAAGTTGAAGAACCACTTGGAGCGAATTGTCCATTTATTCCGTCGTCACCCATAGCAATAATATCTTCATACTTAAATAACGCACCCATTTTTGAAAGCGCAACCATTTCTTGACAGAAGTCGCGCGTTACCATTTCGCCTTCTTTCCAAGTGTAGTTTCTTGAATAGTAATAGCGAACTTTATACAATCCTGTGTCTTTTTCGTCGCTCTTTTCGTCGGGTTTTGCATAACCGCGAACACTCATAAATTCAGAACGGAACTTTTCTTCGTCTTCTGGGTTGGTTACTTCTTCATCAGATAGCAATTGCCATTCTTCTTCGTTGATGTATTCAGCCTTTTCGCGTAGGTGTTTTAGCCACGCTTCACCTTCTTCTTTGCTTATCTTAACACCCGCATCCTTTGCCTTCTTCGCAACTACTTTTTTTTTTTGAGCGGACAATTTAGCCACCGCGTCACCTGTTGTTTGAAACATTGACTTCGCAACGTCAACATCAAGACCTAAGAATTGAACTAAGAATACAATTGCTTGTTCTTGCGTTAGCGTTCCAAGTCCAACCGCTGCAACAATCTCTAAAGCAGAAGCAATTTGCGCTCCGTTGTAGGTTACATCACTAACTTTTTCAGTTATTCCTATTGGTGTTTCAGTCACGTCTGTTGAAGGTACGTCTATTACTGCAGTAGGCTCGTTAGAATCGATTGAAATTCCGTCTTCGAAGATAGAGTTCATCTCTATATTTACGTCGCCTAAAATCGGTGTAAAGACTTCTTCGATAATTCTTTGATATGGACGAATAACTTGGCTGTTGAATATCTCCAAACCAACAAGCATTTCATCCTTATTAGAACCGAATCCTGTTGTGTCTCTGATTCCGTGAATAAGAGGTGAAACAACGCGGTGTCCAACCATTATTTGTTTCGCTGTTTCTTCTGACAAAAACTGATATTGTTTGTCCGCATCTGAAAGAGGAAACGCTTCAATTGAAGGAGCGCGTGTTGGATCTTCGTTAAACGTCATTAAGAACTTACCAGCGTTATTCGCACCGCTCAAACGAGTTTCCCATTCACGACGAATTGCTTCACGTTCTTCTTTCTGTGGAATACCATTCAAGAAGTTAATGATAAACGAAGGGAACAAACCGTTCAAGATATTATTGACGTGGTACAATCCCATTTGATAAGACAACTCGATGTAATTCAACGCACCGAAGTAGTCGGGTTTAGGATAGTAAACACTTCCTGCGCTCATTCCGTGAGCGTAAATAACTTGTCTTGGTTGCTCTTGTGCGATTGAAGGATTAAACGCAGGAATAAACTCTGGCTTTCCTTTCTTTGAGCGTGTGTTTGCCCAATCTTTAGAATACCAAATACCTGTTACATCGTCTTCTTCACGATCATATGCCAAACGACAATTCTCAAAAGGTAAGTGATTGATTTGAACCACGCGAGTGAAGTCCATTGACCAAATAACTTCAGCAACAAATGCGCCTTGTAACTTTAAGTCGAATGAAATACCTTGTAATGCGTTGTCGAGGATTGTTCCTGTACCCTGTCCTTCAATCATGAACGCAATTGAGTTCGTCAATGCGTTGTGTATTGGTGAGTTGTGGTAAAGGTTGATTAAGTGTTGAGGAAACAAGTTGTTATTTCCATAGTCAATCCAACCGCTTCTATTTTCTTTTTCAATCGCCTCAACAGGCTCGTATCTTGAAAGTAAAATTTCTTGTATGTTACTCATTTTAATAGCCTGTATAAATTACATCGACAGGAATTGTCGGTGTTGAAACGTCAAAGTAATTTGTTCCGTTAGATAAAATCATTAAACCTTCTTCAACCTTACCAACTACGGAAGCGTCGGTAGGATCTGTATTCGTTGAGCTGTTTTGTCCATACACTTCGTAGTGATAACGACCTGCATCGAGCAATCCAACTGTGGTAAGTCTTATTTTTGTAACGCGTTCGTTTTCGGTTATTACGGTAACTACTTGCGCGAGTTTTTCACCTGTCATTTCGTAAGTCATAACAAGTAGATAATGCGTAAAGGCAACATTGAAATACTGACGACCTTCATCGAGTGAAAGCCACGCGTATTGATTCGCTGTGTTTGTATTGAGGTAAACCATTCCCTTTTTTCTTTACGCTAAAATTACAGCACAGAGGAGCGCGTTGCTCCTCTATGTGTAAAAGTTTTTTTATTCAGTTATAATGCTCGTTGGAGAAGCATTTAATTTATAAGCGCGCTTTTCTGATTCGTGAGTGAAAGCCAAAGTGTAACCATTCATATCTCCCAAAACAGTTCCAGTTGCAGCTGTTGCAGTAGAAAGGTCTGCTCCGTACTCGTAACCAACAGCCCACCAATTTCCGTTCGTATCTTCAACAAAAACAATAACGCGTGCAGTAGCAACATTTTGCAATTCTAGTCGCTTTGCATAACTTAATTTGTGCAACATTACATTCACAGTCTGTGTGTAAAACACAGTTCCGTTGTCGCGGTTGAAATTGATTGTTTCTTCGAAAGAACCTGTTTGAGTAGGTAATTCATAAGTGTAAATATCATTCTGATTGAGAGCGTTAATTGCAGTCACAATTTCAGTTCCTACTTGAAAAGAAAATGAAGTTACGTTTGCTTTGTCAACCAAAACAATTTGCTTAATACCACCGATGCCATCTTTGCAATCGAGTGTAAATCCTGTACTTAATTCACAAGCCATATTGTTTATATTTTTATTAGCACAAAAGAGGGGTGGTTTTTATGCCACCACCTCTATTCGTGCAAGGGTTGGTTATTTAATTAGGCAGTGTATTGGTAGAACGCGATTTCGTTACCGAATCCGTATTGTACACCTGCGAAGAAAGAAGCTGCGAAACGTACGTTGTCAGAAAGGTCGTATTGGTACATATCCAAAACAGCAACATTGTTCCATTGGTCTTTCAAGTTAGTTCCGAACCAAAGGTTTGACTTTTGGAACATAGCCATTGTGTCGTCAGACATACCAGGACATTCGATGATGTCGTATTGTCCCTGCCAAGTCATTTTAACAGTCTCACCTTGATACAAGTAAGAACCACCGCCAAGACCTAAAATTGCAGTTCTGAACGCTTCAGCAACGTTAGAAGAAACCGCGATAACAGGCTTCTCAGTAGCACGACGAACGCGTGTTGGAAGTGTTAAAACAAGACGGTTCATTTCGTCGATAACGTTAGTCGAGTCGATTGCAACAGGTGAAGAAACGTCAAGAACAGAAGCGTCAGCCAAGAACAAAGTCTCGAAACCTGCGTACTCACCTGCTGTTGCGTTAACACCTTGCCACATTACGCGCTCGTTGTTTGCTGCAACACCTGCCATTACGTTAGCAATTAAAGCGTCAGTCAATGAAGCGTGAAGGAATCCGTCTTGCTCAGACTTTGCTTCCCAGTCAGCCAAGAAATCTTTCTTACAAAGTTGTCTGTGAACTTGGAATTTTTCTAAAGTCAAAACACGCTCAGTAAGAGTTACAGTTCCTGTTGGAGTGAAGTCACAAGTCGCGTTAGCGAAAGTGATGTCGTCAACTAATTTGCGAACAACTTGTTTGTACTCGATGTTCTCTTTGAAAGTAACTGCTGCAAGAGACTCGTTACTCAAAAACGCAGCGCGGATATATCCTGCTGCTTCTTTACCAGCATAAGTGGTAGTTAATGAAGTGGTAGTAGCCATTTTTTAAATTGTATTATTTTTTATTTTTTAAGGTTAAATAAGAAACGCTCCTCTGCCGACATTTTAGCGTATGGCTTTGAAGGTGTTTGTTTTGCTTGCTTTACTTCTTTGATAGAAGTCGCGGCAGGCTGCGCGCTTAATTTTGTTACTTCGCTTGAAAGTTCTGCGTTTGCTTTCTTGATGTCAGCAAGTTCGCTTTCTAACTTAGCAACTAACGACAAAAGTCCTTCAACTTCTGCGTTTAGTGATTCCTCAGCAACAACCTCAGAAGTTTGTTCTTCTTCGATTACTACTTCAACCTCTGGAGCTTCTTCTTCTTCCATTGGTTTGATTTCCTCAACAAGACCACCGCTAACAACAACGATTAAACCTTCTGCTGTCTTGTATTCTCCGTCCGCGATTACAACCTCGTTGCCTTCTGCGTCTTTAGCGAATACACGAACACCAGCTGCCCATACGTCGCTGTCTGAATAGATACTTGTTCCGTCCTCTAAGATCGCTTCAACCATTTGCTTCACCTCAACTACTTCTTCAGCAGAGAGAGAAACATTGTGTTTTGCGAATAGAGCGTTTACTTTTTCTCGTAAATTCATAATTCTGTTAATTGTTTGTTTGAGCGTATAATATAAAAAGGTGTAGATTTGTTTCATAATTGATTTTTTTAGTTCAATTTTTGATTTTTGGTTTAGACGGAGGGAGTGATTACCCTCCGTTTTTTTATCCCAAAGTGTCCAAAATCGCGTTCAATACTTTCAATTCATCTTCGCTTATTCCGTACGTCTTAAACCCCATTTTACCGCCCTCATTCGTTATCTTGGTGAGAGCATTGAGAAACAGGGTTGCATCATCGTTGTACAATTCGACCTTTAAGAACCCCCCTGCTTCTATGTTCATTACTTGTTCGGATTATATGCCCAATTCATAAGACTGATTGTGCGCTTACTTCCGCAAACGTTTCCATTGCTGTCTTCTAAAATATCACCTGCGGTATTTTCGCGCATACGATTGATGAAAGCAATTGTCTTTCCTGCGTCTTCGAAGTGTTTGTTTGTCCAATCCGCTTTGTTTGTTTGAAGCAATTCAAGATTTCTTTCGATAGGTGAACGATCGAGTGAAGCCAACTGAGAACACTCCGTTTCGCTCCACGCTTTCAATTCTGAATATGTCATATTCACCGCGCTCATATAATCGTCATAACGCGCTTCAATTTCTTCCTGTGTGGCTAACGTTAGCAACTGCTCCAACTCTTCAATTAAGGTGGGTTGTTGTTCGCTTAAATACATTTCCTTTTCTGCGATGAAGTTTCCTTCGATTGAGAATCCAAGAACCTCTTTGTTTTGAATCTGCTTCTTCACTTCTTCATTCTCCACTTTCATACAACCGAACCAAGTTCCTTCTGGAAGGTCAAACCCGAAGTTCTTCGACTTGTCGTTTTCACCTTCGATTATCCACGTCTCAACGAGCGACACTCCGTCAACCACTTTTGCGTGTTCAACTGTTGCGTTATTTTGGTTTGCTTGCTTTAAGTAGTTGTAAGCAATTGCGCGAATGGTATCCTTTGAATACTTCACATAGTATTCCTCGTTCGTCTCGTCGTTGCGTCGGTAGATGAGTTGGTCGGGAATCAATAATGCTCCATACAACAGACCTCTAAAGTCTTCTTTGAATTTTACGTTGTGTTGTTCTGATAGTGCGACGAAGTCGACACCGATTGCAGGTTGTTCCACTACGCTAATTGCGTACACTCCGAGCAATCCTGCGTCGTCAATTCCGTATTCGATTACTTTAATTTTTTTCATATTGTTTATTTTTTTAACCGCCTAAGCGAGATTGATTTTGAATAAGTTGTTGAGCCTCTAAATTGCTTGACACTTGACCGCTTACGACATACGCTTGTAGCGGTGGTTGTTGTTGGTTGGGTTGGTTGCCTAAAAATGCGAAATTGGCAGGTGAAGGTGCGTTCATTCCACCTGCTTGTGGAACGTTACCGCTTGAACTATTTGCTCCGCTTGTTCCACCGCCACCATTGAATTGTTGTTTGCTAATTACAGCCACACGCGCAAGACCTTGAGCAATTGCGATACCTGCCGCTACCGCTGCGCGAACAGGTGCGTCTGGTGTACTGATAGCCATTTGTGAACGATACGCTCCTTGTGCTGCTAAATAAGTATCGATTGTAGCAGTTGCAATGCTCACTCCTTTTTGAATCTGAAAAGCTTTCTTTTGTTGTCTTTCACTATCTCCTGCAAATGCTTGAGCCAAGTCGCTAATAATAGACAATGAAGTCTTCATTGCATCGACGCGAAGTTGTGCTTTTGCGTCTTCTGCCCTTCGTAATTCTTCAATTTCTTGTTGTGATTGCTCTGCTCTTAATGCTGTCAGATTCGCGTGAATCTGCATTTCAGTTTGCAGTCTTTTTTCACCTTTAATTTGTTCCGCATCAATTAAATCTGATAACTGAATACTACGCATACGGTCGTCTTCAGCCATCATTTCGTCGTTTAATTTCTTACGACGTTCCATTTCAGCGTCATCAGCTTCTTTTTGAAGTTGTTCTGCTGTCTTATTTTCTTTGTTTAATTCTTTTTGTAACGCTAATTCTTCTTTCTTTAATTCATTAACAGTTGTATTTGTTGCGATTGCAAGTTTTGCATTTCTTAAAATTTGTTCTTCTTCGACAAGTTGGTTTAACTCTGCTTGAAGCTGTTTTTGTCTATCGCTAACAACTAAAACTTTCTTTGTTTCAATATCCTTCTGAACAAAGTTTGCGCGTTCAGTTGTGTATTGTTGCTCTGTTCCAATCAATTCTTCTTTTTGAAGATTGGCTTTTATTAACCTTTGCTTTTCAGCAATAACAGCAAGTTGTTGCGCTCTTGCATCTTCAAATTTTGCTATTGCTTTTTTTCTTTCTTCTTCTTCTTTATATCCTGCAATAGTTAAATTTTTTGCTTCTTCAACTAACTTTATTCGGTCAGCTTCACCTGCTGCTGTTATACCGCTTAATAAGTTTCGAGTTTCGATTAACTTATTTTCCTTCTCACGAATTGTGTTTATATCTCCAGTTGTTCTCGCAATTGCAAGTTCATTCTCTGCAACTTTTATATTGTTCTGCGCTTTTTCTTTTTCAAGTTCAAGAGTTTTAAAACTCTCTCCGTATAAAGCCTTTTCTTTATTGATTCTATTGTCTAAAATCAAGTTTTGTTTTTCAAGAACAACATTTGATTCTTCAAGTTTTTTAACTTTGTCAGCTGTTCCGTTTATTAAATCGTTTATCTCTTTGTAATAAACAATCATTGCGGTTAACGCTCCTGCCGCTAAAAAGAACGGATTAGAAAGAACAGCCTTTCCGAGATTTCCTAAACCTGTAACAAGACCGCCAACCTCATTTTTTAAAGTTTTAAAGTCAATGCGAGAAACTGAATTACCCATTGCAGTCAATGACTGACCAGCACCTTTTAAGTCAAGCGACATTAAACGCGAACCAAACAACGAAACGTTATTCGAAAGACCTTCGAAAGCGTTACCTGCGTTGGCACTAATCTCAGCGGATAAGTCGGAAATGTTGTCCTTCAATTCAGCAGCACGCGCAGACGCTTTCTTGAACTCCTCGCTTGTTTGATCCATTTGGAGCAACTGCTGTTGGAGCGCACGAAGCTCTGCTTTCGCACTTGTGAATCCTTTCGCTGTGTTTTCTGCTGCGTCAGCGGTTTGGTTTAAGACCGTTACCGCGTTACTCGATATATTGAACTCCTTCGTTGTAGCCATTAGAATAATAGTTTATAAAGTATAAATATCCAAAACGCTACGTTTACAGAAATTCGAGTAATTTTCCAAGCGTAGTGCTTCCACAATTTCAATTGTCGCTTACCATTTGCCACCTTTCCGAACTCTGTTTCAGTCTTGATATTTAGTTTCAAGAACTCCAAACAAGCGAGCATTGCGTCTGATTTGCTTTGCATATTCATCATACTCGTTCAATTATTGCGTTAACAACAGAGGATGTGTTAGCTGTGAAAACTATTGCGCTTCCTTCCGCTATATTGCTGCCCAAAGTGTAAGGACTTCCGTCGTCTGTAATAGTTACAACAGGACTATTTTTAACATTCTCAATCTTGTTAATGATTAAGTCGTAGGGAGCGTAAACGGTAGCGGTAAGACTGCTCATAAAATCAATAGTCCACGTTATTGTCGTGTCGTTTTCACTATCTATTTTCCAGTTACTTCCGTCGCTTACCAAAGACACAACGCTTCCACTTGTTTGCATTGTATAAGTTAACCCGCTTTCAATCTTTTGACCTGTATAAGCGCGTAATGTTGCACCATAATCGTCACTCGCTAATTTGATTGTTAGCGTTGTTCCTTTTGTTGTTTGTGCGGAAGGCAAGTAAACGTCAACATCTGCTGTTAAGTCAGTCAACACAATAGTCTTGTCGTAATTTGTTACAACATAGTCTTCGCTTATTGATTTAACAGGTTGAGACACTCCAGCGTTGAACGTCACAGGTGCGCCGAACTTCGTTGGTGC